GTATTCTAGTTATTTTTCTTTCCATCATCTTTCTCTTTTTCAGCAATTTGATGTTCTGCTGCTTTTAAAACTTCTTCCGGCCAAATATTCATATTTGCCGCTACAGTACGTCTTTCTCCCCCACCAAAAAATGGATAAACGGAATGTTGCATCCAACTAGGAAAAAAATATATAGTACCTACTAAAGGCTTTAATGTTACATGTTGGGGTGGTCGTAACAATTCAGCATCTTGTCTTGAACCCCCTGTAGCCCCATGATAAAAAGTTAAAAATCCATCACAATTTCCAGACGAATTAAATAAGTTATTTACTACTTCTCCGGGAA